ATGCCTAACCGTAAGATGGCGGTGCTGATTTACCTGGTAGGATTTTTTTTATTTCTCGGACTGGGTGCAGAGCTGTCACCGGATAAAACGGGTGAGCCAATAAAGCCACAGGAACAAACCCAGCAAAACAGCACACAGGATCAAACCACTCAAAGTAACAACGCTCCGGATATAGCCGTTGATGAACAAAAGCAGCCCGAAGAACTGCTGTGCAAATCCGGTTACAATACTGCCGCCGGTGCGTTTGCCGACCTTAACGACTACTACACAGATAATAATTCTCTGGAAATTATTAGCGAAGAGCCACTACGGATACGACTATCCAACGTGGCATTCCCTGAGGATCACCGGGACGTTAAAGAATTAATGGTAAAACGCGCTGTTATTTATGGGATATATCGGTCTTTCATTCATACAAACAAGGATGAAGTGACAGTTACTTCATATCTCATTGATATGAACAATAAGAAAAAATTGCCCGGCTCACCAGAATACAGTGTGAAAATAACCAAAAAACAGGCCCTGGATATCATAAAAAAATATATTCCTGTGCAGGATTTCAGTGATTTAATTTCCAAGGATGGTTACGGTTGTACATTCTCAGATGACTTTAACAAGATAAGATTTGACGATAAAAATAAAGATGTGGTTTTTAATCAGTTCTTCAATGATTTGATGTCCGCAAAAAAATAATACGAACAGCCCCGGAATCCGGGGCTTTGTTATTAAAAACTGAGCGATACCTGCTTATTATCCCCGGGATGCGGAATAGCCGCTTCAATGAGATTAGGCTTTGTAATGAACCGCGAAAGAGATTCATGACTGACGAACGTTGCACCACAATTAATATTCATGCATTGGTTATAACGTTCTTTCGTTTCGGTGGTGACATCGCGGGAACTGCGGGTGCGGGCAAGTTCGCCGCAAAGAGGACATTTCATCATGATTGACTTACCTTTTATCATCATGTTGATATTGTAATAATTATAGCAATCACTGGTGATTTAATCAGTATTATTTTGAGTTTTATCCGTCACCCATTTCGACATCAGAGATTTTCACTTCAAATTCCAGTGCAGATGTAAACCCGCTGTCATTCAGGGAGTGCGACACTTTTGTCAGTATCCATTCTGCGCCGTCAATTTCCGGCTTAAATCCCTGAACTTTAACCGGCATTTCCGGGTAGATATCCGCCCGGCCCTTTGCCAGCTGGAGAGACAGCGATGCAACGCCGCGTTGCATTTTTTCCCAGGCGGCTTTCGCTGCCCGTTCAGCATTATTTTTGTTCGCGTAAGTGTGTGAAAGCGTCAGCACATTCCCCTCGTCACCGACCAGATAATCCCCCTGCGGCTCATCCGGTTTTTTGATTTTTTCCGGGTTTTTCCTTTTGGTCTTCCGCTTGCGTTTAACTTTAACCTCGTCTTTTTTCTTCGGCTTGCGGGTGTTCAGCCATGAGGCAATAACGCCGGTGTATGCGCCACGGTCGGCCAGTGAAAACCGGTAGCCGTCACCGGCGGACCGGGTGATCAGCAGCGGTGGGATTAGTTTTCCGGACGCGGTTTTTCCGCTGCCCTGCGGCATAAACAGCAACCGGCCGTTTTTTATGGCCGCAACAGCCCCCTCCTGTTTGCCGAGCCGCGCCAGAAAGGAGCCGTCTGATTCGTTGGTCTGGTCGATATGGGCGATTTTAATCTCAGCGAGTTTCTTCTCGATCACCGGCTCTACGTTATTCCGCTTTGCAATGGTGGTGATGATGTCGCCCAGCGTTTTTTCGTGATAGGACACCTCGCGCTTTGCGTTCAGTGACGAACGGAAATCGGCACTACGCCCGCGTATGGTCAGCTTGTCAGGCGGGCCGCTGTGCTCTATTTCATCAACGGTAAATTTACCCTTAAAAATCAGCGGTTCATTCTTCCAGCCTAAGTGCAGTGATAACACCTCGCCGCGCTTCGGCAGCATCATTTTGCCGTCGGCATCATCGATCTCAATGTCCAGCTGGTCGGCCTCAAATCCGCGGTTATCCGTCAGAGACAGGGAAATCAGCCGCCCCTGAATCCGCTCATTGATATTGACCGACCCGGCGGAAAGCGAATATGCCGGGGCGCACTCGGCACCGGTGAGGAAAAAATCCGTCATGATAATAACCCTGTAATGCTGTCAGAAATTTTATTACCCATGCCACTGATGGTGTCAGTCAGTGAATCCAGTTGCGCACTGATATCACCGAACATCTCAGACAGCGATTCATCAACGCGGGTGAGTTTGATGGTGAAATCTATCTTTCTGGCCGCGCTGTCGTGAAAAAACTCACTTTTATTTTTACTGATGGACTCAATGACATACATTCCGTAAATGGTTCCCTCGCCGCCGATAAAGGACCAGGCTTTTCCGCTGTCGGCCATGGCTTCCAGCGTCATCATGGAAAACTTGCCGCCGCTGATTTCCGGGCAGAGTGTGCCGGACAGGGTAATCGGGTCATTGGACAGACCCAAAAATTGCCAGGACGGCCGCTTGCCGACCCGGCTGTTATACGCAAACCGGTATTGTTTTTCTTCCTGCATTCCCTGAAACGGCACGGTTCGCAGTTCAAACACGAACAGGCCGAGAGCAGCCATCGCCATAATTAAAACTCCTCTGTGTCACTGTATCCGCTGCGGCGGCTGGCCTGCTGTCGGCGGGTATGCGCGTCCAGCTGGCGGGCAACCTCACGGGAGATATCCTGTGCGGAATGTGCCGGCGTCGGGTAGATGTTGATGATAGGTGCAGCATTCTGCTGTGATGAATACGCGCTGCTGACAGAACCGCCACCGGTTTGTGCCGGTGCTGCCGCTATCGGCTGAGACAGGGTGCTCAGTGCCAGCATTGCCAGTGCTGCGGTATTTTTCCGGCCGGTCACATTTGCCGGGCCGTCCACGACTTCCGGCCCGTTCTCACCAACGATACCCCACTGACCGCGCGGAATATGTCCGCCGGAATCATAGGCTCCGGCGTATTTTTTCGGCGGAATGCTCCAGTTGGCGTTACGGATACCGCCGGACATGGTGGTTTTCTGCGTGGCGTCCACGGCGTTAACAAATTTCGGGTCTTTTTTGGCTTCGATTAACCAGTCCGGTGTGAGGGCATCTTTTGCCATCTGCTTAAGTTCGCCGAACTTATTTTTTAGCTCCGTCCATTTTTCGTTAATACCGTTGATAACGCTGTCTATCATGTCAGATGCGGCCTGCCTCATGGTGGCCGGTAGGTTCTGAATATCCGTGATGATTTGATCCCACTTGGTTTTAATGGTGGTTTTCACGGTTTCCCACAGGTCAGACATGTATTTTTTGATGCCGTCCCAGTTTTTATAAATCAGTCCGACGAGGGTGTAGTTCAGAAAATAGTTTTTTATTCCCTCCCATGCTCTGCTGATGATGCTGCTTATCCATTTCCATGCGGCATCACAGGCACTGACAATATCCGCCCACAGCTTCTTAAAGAACGCGGCGACAGAGTCCCAGTTTTTATATATTGCGTAGGCGATACCGGCGATCACGGCGGCGGCAAGAAACAGCGGGTTCGTCAGCAGGGCTTTGCCGATACCGAATAAGGCCAGCCCGACGGCTTTCAGCCCTTTAGCCAGCAGACCAAACGCACCGGCACCTTTGATACCGAGAACCGACATACTGAGTTTCAGCATTGCGACCGGGCCGAGCATCGCGGCCAGCATCAGAATAATCGCGCCGCCCACGGCGAGGATCGCGCCGAGTGCAAGGGCAATTTTTGTCAGTGTTGCCGTCAGTTCTGGGTTCTTTTTAGTCCAGTCTCCGATACCACGAAGTACAGTTGTTATATTGCCTGCCAGTTCCCTGAGAGGGGATTTAACGGTGTCGTAAACTGATATCCCGATTTCTTCCCAGGCTGAGATCGCATTTTGAACATCTCCGCGCAGGTTATCAGCCATTGTTTTGGCTGCTGTACTGGCGGTGCCTTTTGATTTTTTTAACCTTTCTGCATATGCTTCAATTCGTTTTTCCGGGTCAATTTCGCCCTGCTTATCGAGCAGAGCAAGTATTGCAGCAGATGATTCAACTCCGAAAATATTATTGACATAGGCCAGCTTTTTAACATTACCAACGCTGTTAATGCCTTTCTTTTTAAAAGCTGCATCTATCTCTGATAGCATTACGGGGAGTGGCTTCATTCTTCCGGTGTTGTCAGCGATTGATACTCCTAATTCATCTAGTGAATCTCTTGCGGCCTTAGGTTGCTTCGCCAGCCGTAACAAAGACATACGAAGTGACGTTCCCGCCGTTGACGCCTGAATACCAACATTACCCAACATTCCTACAGCGGCAACCATGGATTCAAAGTCTTGGCCTGCGGCCTGTGCCGCCGGGCCGACATATTTCATTGTCTCACCCAGCATTCGCAGATCGGTGTTGGATGTGGTAAACCCGAATGTCAGCACATCAGCCACACGCTGCATCTCATCTGCCGGAATTTTGTAGGCGCTCTGAATGTTGGATGCGATATCAGCCACTTCAGCAAGTGAATTATCCATTTTTGCCGCTTTTGCCAGATCCAACATACTTGGCATAGCTTTTTGGATTTTATCCGGCGTGTAGCCCGCCATGGCAAGAAATCCCATACCTCCGGCTACATCGTTAGCAGTAAAACTGGTAGTGGCGCCCAATTCTCTGGCTTGCTCTCTGAGTTTTTTCAGTTCCGGAGAATCATTATTCAGCCTGGTTAATGCCTGTACAGTTGACATACCGTAGTCAAAATCATAACCCGGCGCCAAAAATTTTTTACTTGCATACAGGGACGCACCGCCGGTCGCCATCGCTGTCGCGCCGGTACCGGCCATTTTATTCCGGACATCCATCGTTTTCTGATAGCTGCCTTTGGCCGCTGCCATCCGGCGCTCTTGTTCGGCGCTGCGGCGCAGCTGCTGCTCCTGCCGTTGCAGTTGCTGAGTGGTGCGGGCAATGTCACTGTTCAGGCGGCGCTGTGCCTGTCCGAGTTGGGTTGTCGAGATACCGTTAGCCTGTAAGGCCGTGCGCTGTTGCTGGGTGGATCGCTGGAGTTGTTCAAACCGGTTTTTCAGTTGACCGGCTTCACGCTGCGCGCGCTTGAGTGCTTCGGCCTGCTGCCGGGTCGGATTGCCGGAAGCGTTCATTTCGCGGGCGAGGGCGGCGGCGCGTTGTGTTGCCACCTGATAGGCCTGCTGCGTTTCGGTGAGTTGCTGTTTTGTTTTACGGAAGCCGTCAATTTGTCCGGCCTGACGGTTCAGGTCTTTCAGTGCATCACGGGACTGACGGACAGCGCCCGCCAGTCGTTTGTTGGATTCCTGCGCACTGCGGAACGGCCGTGTTAATTTATCGACGGCATTTAACACGACCTGTAAACGGAGGTTTCTGCTCATTCACTGTTACCGCTGCGTTTGTAAGCGTGATAACGCCATTCAATTAATTCTGTCAGACTCATGTCCGCCGTGGCGGCAGGTGTCCAGTGAAAAATGGTGGCAATATCTGCCACCAAATCATCGACTGTCAGTCTTGGGGGTAATTGTTCTGCATCGACTTCGGCAGCAAAAAATTAACCACCTCGATTGACATATTGAGCAGGTCACCCGGCGTCATCGCACCGATTTCCGGCTTCGTCAGTGACGGGTCCGTGATACGCGGTAACACCTCGGTCATGGAGATAACATCCATTTCCATCAGTACCTGTAAACGGACACCACGCAATTCGCCGGATTTAGGCTTGCGGACAGTGACACGGGTGATTTCTGTTTCACCGCGTTTGATGGGTTCATCCAGTTCAACAACCGCCGATGTTTTATTAACGTATTCAGTCATTTATATTTTTCCTGTTACAGCCCGATAGCGGCGCGTTGTTCTGCCAGACGGTCAACACCGTCTACTTTTTCAACCATATTGACGACATCAATCTCAATGAGATCAGCACCGTTCCAGACCAGCCGGTAATAGGTCGGTTTAAAGCTGAATTTCACCTGAGTGTTATCGCCCTGTTTGGCACTGCCCGGGTCGATTTCAGATAAGCGACCGCGAACCACCACCTCACAGGCGGTTACCTCGCCGGTATCGTCGCGCTGATAGGCCCCGGCAAATCGCAGCGGCACACCGTCAATTTCGGCAATGCCCCACTGTTTATAGAGTTGCGCTTCCATACCGCCGAGGGTCATTTCCATCCCCAGTGCATCATCTTCAAGCCCTAAATCAACGTGTGCGGCACCGTTCATGCCGCCCGCGCGGTAGGCTTCGAGTTTGCGGGTCAGCTTCGGCAGAGTGATTTCTTCGGCTTTCCCCTGCCAGTTGTCGCCGTTGAAAAACAGGTTCATGTTTTTCAGTTTATGCGGTAAGGCCATGATTACCCCTTAATCTTTGATGCAAAGTCCATCAGGTATCTGTCGGTGATACGCTGACGCAGTTTGATATTTTCAGCCGGTGGTACCGGCGTGTAGTCATAATCAATCGCTAACTGCCCGTCTTTCAGCTCTTCTTTGCTGTTGGCATCCGGATCAAACCAGCACTCACCGCCGAGTAAATAACCCTGAGTCGTCAGGCTGCGCATTTTGGCGTTGATACCGTCGATCATGTCTTTGACCAGTGTCGGGGTCATCGGTTTATCAACCGCCCACATGTGCGCCTCTGCCATGGTGTCAGCCAGTACCTGCGCGGTGCGGGTGTAGTTTTCAAAGGCAAACAGCGGATCATCGGAACAGGTGCGGGAACCCCAGAAACGAAAACCGTCTTCACGGATCAGTGTGGTGATGTCGTTTTCATTCAGCAGACCGGCATCAGTTGCCGGGTCCTGCAATTCCCACGATACATCTGCGGAAATACCGGTTACACCATTTACCCCGATGTTTGACAGTGTTTTATGCCAGCCGATTTCTTCGTCGATTTTTGCACGCAGCCCCAGCGCCCGCGCGACGGCGTAAGCAGTGGCCTCTGCATTTTTGACGGAATCCCACGACAGAAAATCAGGGTGAATCAGCATCAGTTCACGCTGACTGAAGTTTTTGCGGTAGTCCAGTACGTCCGGAATGGTCTGGCAGCCGTAGGCGCTGGCATAGGCAAATGCCCGCAGTGTCTGAGCAATCGTGACCAGTTTTGATGTGACCGCCTGCGTGTCATGCCCGGGAACACCAATAATGCGGGGCTTAACGCCGGTATGTGCTTTTGCGACGAGCAGCGCCTGCATGCCGGTTTTGCGTCCGTCGTCAGTCGTGCCGCCGATAATATTTGATGTGGTTTCAGCTTCGCTTTCGCCCTGTTCAACTCGGACAACAACCGTTACCGGTTTTGTCTGGTCGCTGATTGCCTGGAGTGAGTGCGCCAGTGTTCCGGTATCCCCGGCCTTGCCGAGCGCGGAACGGATATCCGTCACCAGAACGGGTTTGTTCAGCGGGAATTGTTTTGCGTCCGCATCGTCAGCGGTACAGACCATGCCGACAATTGCCGTGCTGACCGTACGGATAGGGCGTGTGCCGTCATTAATTTCAATGACCCGCACGCCGTGATGATAATCTTGTGCCATAGAAAGAAGCTCCTCTTTTTGGTGCTTTCTATGGTGTTATTGATATGGCGTGATGTCGTGCGGTTGGTGTTGTAAGAGAGCACGCTACAACAACGCGCTCTTTCTTTGTTTTTCTCCAGCGCCCGGAAAGTTATGTTTTACTTCTTCCCCGGTCTTCAGCCGGAAAATATCGGTAAATAGTCGACACCCCTACACCATAAATAATCGCCAGCTGCTGCCGGGAATACCCTTTATCCAGCAGGCGGCCGATTTGCTCCCGGTCATTCTGTGTCAGTGCCGCCGGTCGTCCGCCGACTCTGCCCTGTGCTCTCGCTGCGGCCAATCCGGCCAGCGTACGCTCCACTATCAGCTCGCGTTCCATTTCTGCCAGCGCTGACATGACGTGAAAGAAAAAGCGCCCCATAGCAGTGCTGGTGTCGATACTGTCCGTCAATGACCGGAAGTGTGCGCCGCGTTCGTGCAGATCAGATATCAGCGCTATCAGGTTTTTGACACTGCGCCCGAGCCTGTCCAATTTCCACACTGCCAGTGTATCGCCCGGCTGAATGGCCTTTAATGCCCGTTTCAGTCCCGGCCTGACGGCGGTTTTACCGCTCATTTTGTCCTCAAAAATCTGGTCGCAATTTATGCTGATGAGCGCGTTTCGCTGTAAATCGCTGTTTTGGTCAGTTGTTGATACGCGGATATAGCCGATGACCGCCAT